CACCGGGCTGAGCAAGTAGATTGCCAGCAGTAGCCAGAGAATGCGCAGGAGCCGCCGGTAATGCTCACCGCCGGTACGCTCCTGAGTCATGCTCCACAGCGCCGCACAGGCCACTAGGGCCAGAGCAAGGGCTTGCATCAGACGATCGACTCAGGCAGGGTAGCCAGAGCAGCCACAGTGGCCTTGGGCACCTTGTTGGCTTCGATGCCAGCAGCAGCGGCCAACGCATTCAGGATGGACTCAGGCTGACCAGCTTCAGCGGCCTTCTTGAGCACTTGCATCACCGCAGCTTGCAGGTCGAAAGCCTTGGCGATAGATGCAGCCTTTTCAGGAGCAAACTCATCCCAAGTCTTGGCAGTTGCGCCTTCGATGTCCAGCTTGCGCTCTTTGTCGAACGTCACAAACAGAACGTCCTTGGACTTCTTGTCGGTGTTGCGCTTGACCATGCCGTAGGCCAGAGCCCACTCCACGAAGGCTTGGGTCTGAGTGCGGTTGAGCACAGCGATCAGACGATTCAAGGGCATCACATCACCGAAGCCACCGAAGGCTTCAGAAGCGCCATGTTGCAGGCAAGCCAAACCCAGCGTCTGGATTTCGGCAGTCACGGCAGCATTGCGCTTGGACAGCGCAGTGATGCGCTTATTCAGTTCTTTCAATTCCATGATTCACTCCACTAGGAACTAGCAAAGCGCTAGCGTTAACCACACCTATAGTGACGCCATCATCGTGTCAATACATTTTACGGAATAGATGCGGTTAACGATAGGCTTTGTGCCTATCACGGTGCGCTTACTAGACACCAGCTTACACTGGCCGCTTGGGCGCACCTGTCCACTCAAGCTCAATAGCTCCTGTCTAACTTTCGAGTAACCCTGTACTGCGTTATGGTTTGTGAGTAGGCACATTCCCGCATGGGCCACCCTAGAGTATTCACAGCAAGCAAGACATACACTAAGCCGTTATGGTTACTCTCGCACAGATGAACAGCACAAAGTTTGCATAAGCAAACAACAAGCTGCCTGTCTGTGACCTTCGCCATAACGTGAGTGTATCGCACACTGTATCCAGTAGTGGACTGCCCGGCACACTAGAGCAAAGGACGCGGCTATCCCTTATCGGCCCGGCGGGTATTCCCATTGGACCTATGCTCATCAAAGCTGTGCTTCCCATCAAGGCGCACTGATCCACAAACCCTTACGAGCCTATGCATCAACACACTATGACAGCGCATCCTCAGATGACTAACTGTTTCAACTAACTGGACGCCAGTATAACCGACATCCGATAACCTTGTCAACCCTAGGGCTATTCACCCTAGCGCTACTGTCTGGCCTTCAGTGTAACCACATCCGGCCATTCTGTCAAGACCCTAGCGCCGCTTTACGTATGGGCTATGCCATAGTGTCATGCGCTATCGTCCTGACTGGCTTTCAGTATCGGGCTTTCACCCTAGCCTGTCAAGTAGCCCGGAAGTAGTACAGTCTTGCTCGGTGGCTGCTAGAGCCTATTGAGCGCTGTCTGTAGCCCCTTCCGGCTGGCCTCCAGTGTCGCAGAAACAGGTACTACTCTGCAACCCTAATCCTTTGCTTCTAGTGTAAGACTCTAGTACTACAGTCCGTCTCTGCTTCTATCAGTAGGCCTAGTCTGTAGTCTGGTCTATCAGTCTCTAGTCTATAGTTCTAAGTCTATGGCCTTCTAGTCTTAGTTCTTAGGTCTAAGCGCTTACAGTCTGCGGGACGCAGTAGGCTTTCCAGTGTACTGGTTATAGATGCAGTGTTGTTCATGTAGTATAGGTACTGAAACTAAGGTACTCATTCCGCCTTGATGAGCAGCGCTAAGTGTAGCCTTATGATGTAAGCGAGTAGCCGAAAAGCAGTAAACAGATGGCGCCCATAGACGCACACAATAGGCTTAGCGTAAGCCATAGCCCCAGCCTATAGCCCCAGCGCTCGCGTGTGCGCTATGCCCGCGCATTATGCGCCTGCGTTACGCGCCTGATGTGCGCCCGTGTGTGCGCGTAAGAGCAAGGACTATGCCAAGGCTAGTGGCACGGCTCTTGCTACGCGCCCGCGCTACGTAGCGTGCAGGCCCGCGCGGGTGGGAGGCCATGGGGGAAACTACGCGTGCGTTTATCGGAGGTGCCCCCTCGCTTTAGCATAACATTTTTAGCTTTTGCTTTGCTGATAGTTAACCCAAGCGTAGCCACCGTATGCGCCTAGGACTAGCGTTACGAACTGGCTACCATCGACATGCTGATAGGCTCTTGCCCAACAGGCCACCCCGACGACTAGCAGAGCCAGCCCAAACTTGCGACTGAGAAACTTATTCATAGCCTTTAGCCCACTCACGTAGAGCGGCCTTATCAATGTTGCAGAGGCGGAGAGCATTCTGGTAGGCTAGGTTAGCCTCGGCCAGTTCTCCGTTGGTTCGGAAGCTAACGATAGGCTCAGGGCAGTGGCGCATCAGTTCCGGGCTTGGGCTCTCCCTCACGGTCTGAACCGTTGAGCAGGCTGGCAGGGCCAGAATTAGACCCATCAGAACCGCCTGAGAGCGCTTTTTGGACAGTGGTTGGTACATCGGTGTCACTCCATGCCTTTTCGGCTTGTAGGGCTTCTGAGAGGCCTTGCTGGGCATCGGCCAATTTGCGGGCCTGTGAGGCGATTTCTCGCTCTCTGGCTACGAGGGTGGCCGCGTCTTTTTTGCGGCGCAGGGCGGCCTGTTTCTGTGCGTCTGTGAGGGTTTTGACCTGCACTTCCAGCACAGCAGCCTGTTCCACCTGCTTCTTGAGCATGTACCCCATGCCGCCGAGGGCTAGCACTAGGGCAGCGATGGCCGCGATGAGGTACTTAGTCATAAGCGTAGCTTTCGGTGATGTAACCATCACAATTCTTTGATCCAGTAGATTGAAGTAGGCAAGGCCCAAGGCGCTGCGGGCCAGAATGGCTTGAATCCAGCGGCGATAAGGCCCCTTGCGCTAGACCAGCTAGTGGTCGTGCAGTCAGAGACACAGTGCGTAAAGCCCCGTGCCTTCCAATCAGCCAGCCCTGCGGCTATCAGCTTGCCGTAGATGCCCTTGCCACGATAGGCGTTACAGACACCTGCACGGGAAAGGTAGGCAGTATTGTGGCCCACATCACTAAAAGCGACGAAGCCAATAGTCTTGCCAGCCTCACGCGCTAACCACCATGACCCATCGGCGGTCGGCATCAAGGGCTGGTCGCCCGGTAGGCAGCGGCGCTGGAGAGCGTTCAGCCCAAGCAAGGACGCTGGAGTTAATGCTTGCTTGATTCTCACGGCTGCATCCAGTCTCAAAGGTCTTGCGCTCATCGGCGCGGCGGGTGGTAAGGCCCGGAAGCACAACGAGCTTGCCCTTGACGCGGCCCTTGTTCCATCGTGGGAACTGAGCGCCAGCGCCCCAGCAGTCGCCAGCGTTGAGCTTGCGGAGAAGGGTAGACGAAGCAAAGTTCCCCTCGCCTATGTTGAACACAAGGCTGGTGAGGGCGTCGAACTGAGCTTGGGTAATCTTGGTGGTGACTAACCGGCGTACAGCAGCTTGTGCGTACTCGGAGTCTTCTAGCAGTAGCTGAGCGCAGCGCTCATCGCTGAGTTTCTGGCCTAGCTTGGCGGTACGGGTGTGGCCTGCACAGACCGTGACCACGCCGACAGGATCGACGTAGGCCGCGTTCATCATGCCTTCGTGCTTCACGATAGCCCCAACGCCGAGGGCGCTGAGGGCTAGTACGGAAGCAGCCACTCGTTGTCGAATGGTGCCGATCATGATTAGACGATGCCGTTGGTCACTGCGGTAGCGGCGAAGCTAGCAGCTTGGTTGTCGGACTCGTCTTGCAGGCGAAGCTCGACGTTGCCCGCGTTCTGCGTGTAGGCCACAGACACGGCACCAGCAACCAGCGGAGCGCTGAGGTGCAGGAACACGAAGGGGCCATCGACCACGACCTTGGTGACAGTGCGTGCTTGCACGGTAACGGCGAAGTCGCTGACCAGCGGGACGCGCTTGGGGTCCAGACCTTCGGAGTACGTCAGCACGATCACGCTAGGTCGCGAAGCGCTAACGCTACGGGCAGCAATCACGGGCACGGTGACATCACGGAAGCCGTTGATGGCAGCAGCGCAGGCCGTGAAGAAGTCGTGCAGGGCATCAGCGTTCTTGGAGATACCAGCGTTGGCGGGGATGCCAGCGTTGATTTCTACAGCCGAGATAGCCTTGGCGGCTTCGATGCGGATACGGATGCCGTTAGACAGAAAGCCGGGGGATGGGAGAGTTTCAACACGCATGGTGGTTTCCTAGTGAGGCGGCAGTTACCTGCGGCGCTTGAGCATAGACGACCTTTTGGATGTAGGTGCGTCGTAGCGATTGTACCCAAGTGGGTCTGAGATTGCTTCGGCGTGAGCCTTAGCGGCGAGTGCAGCAAGCTGCTTCTTTTGGTCTAGCGAGAGTGCTTCATTGAAGTGGCGGACCAAGCCCTCAACGGCGTCAATGCGGTCGTCATGCACCAAAGCATTACGGACCCGGCACATCTTGGACAACTGATAGAAGAAGCTATACGTCAGGCGCAGTGCGGCTTGGTAATGCATACTCGTTTCGAGGTCTTCGCGGATAGCGGCCTCGGTAACGATCAGTGATCCACGGCCAATGACAGGCTCAAGGGTGTTGATGATGCGGGCCTCTTTCTGCCCGGTAACCATGTCGTCCTCAATACCAGCACTAGGCAACTCCTTGCGGAGCACAGGGGTGAACACAGCGCGGAAAGCGCCATAGCCCATGTTCTTCTCAATCTTCACGACCATCGGCTTTGCAGCAACGTCAGCGAAGCGCTTGATCCTTGCGGCCAGCGCGTTCATCTTGTCGTTCTCGTAGCCACCGGGGATACCGCCAACGGCCAGCAGGTAGACATTCCCGTTAAGGAAGCCACCAATGGCGTAAGCAGTCTCGTCGGCATTGGCTCCACCGCCAGCGGGATCGATGTAGCAGACAACGCTTTGCAGCTTGGCTACCTCGGGGCTGACGCTGTGCGGCACGGTCAACTTGAAGCTGAACTCATGCGCTGCGTAGTCGCGGAGCTTGTCAGAGGTCATCCCTCGTACAACGGCCAGCGGGAAGTTACCGCCAGCAGACTCAATAACCACCAGACGTTCAGTCTTGAGCGGGTACTTGAGTGCATCCATCATCGCAGTGTTCAGCATGTGCTGAAGCTGGAAGTAAGCCTGACCTTGGTCGCGCTCTTTCTTCTGCAATGCAGCCTCGTCGAGCAGGCCGACAAGCTGATCGTCCACGGGCATACCCTGATCGCCCAGCAATCCACCACCCGTGGCAAGGCTCGGGTTACGAGCAAGGCGCTGAGCGATGAGAGGGGCCAGATTCGAGCCGTAGTGCTCCATCTGCTCGGGCGTAGGGTAACGACCGGGCCAGATACGAACAGTCACGCCACGACCGGGCAAGCTGTTGTAGATGGATTCCATCGTCTGAGGCGTGCCCAGCCAGATGATCCGTCCTGAGCCGTTGATAGACGTAAAGTCTTTGGTAAGGTGAAGCAGCTTGGCCCGTTGGGTGGGCGTAGCTGAGTTCTTGCTGGACTCGATGTCATCAGGGATGAGCAAGTCGGCGCGACGGCCCTGCAAGTTAGCGTCGATACCCACGCAGTCCACGGAAGCGGACTTGTCGATACCCTTGATGCTGTGGTGCAGGTCGAAACCTTCAACGGAAGTGCGGTCACCCGCAGCCTTGTCAGGCCGCATACACTCAAGCACATCCATGTTCATGATGAGCCGAACGATCAGGGTGCTGATGTCGGTCGCCTGCTTGCCGCCAGCCGATA